CCAATCCGTAACCTAGAGAAGGCGCGCCGAACAGCCTCAGGCCGCAGGTGTCGTCGTCTAGCGTTAGGGTCTCGTCTCGTCCCAGCAAGTGGTTTGATCATGTATGGCATTTTCTTAGTCCTCCAGATAATAATAAGGTAGGAGTACCCTCCCGGAAATTAATCCGGGAGGGCTCCTTTGTAAGCACTTCCCTATTAGAAAGAAGAGACAGACGGGAACGTCTGGCCTTCCTCAACAAGGTTGTTCTTAGCGCCGAGATCTTCCTCAGACTTCGGTAAACGATCCGCTTGAACAGCAGCCGTAGTTGAAGAAGCGCTTTCAACAGCACCTGCATACAACTCAAGCTTACGAACGCCAGCGACGTTTCCGATGTACATACCGATGTCTTCCCAGGCCTCAAACGAAACGCGGTTACGCTCTTTGTCAGCGTAGAACTTCGTCTTGTTAAGAAGCAAGAATCCACCGAGGTACTCAGGAGAGGTAAACGCGTAGATGTTACCGGGACGCAGAATGTCGGTCTTCAGGGTACGAACGAACTTACGGCCAATAACCGTAGAGTACTTGTATCCATCAACCGTGGTCTCGCCCACAATCTTGTCACCCATATCGCTATGAGCCCATGCGTTCAAATCTTCAAAGTCCGTGTCAGTCATGAGGAACTGGTCGCAGCGGAGGCGAGAGCCTCGACCACCGTCACCCGTGAACATCTGGAACAACTTAATGAAGTCGTCCTTCTGAACAGGGAAGACCAAGTCTTCAATCAGGCCATCAGCATCAGCGCCGGCGACGGATCCCTGAAGAACATCGACACCCTTGCACTTACCTACTTCTGGAATGCCGTTAGTTGCAACATTGCGAGCCGAAAAGGCCGCGTTGTCAGCATACGTGGATCCAAAAGCACGAGCAGCCACATTACCTGCGAAGGTTGGGTTGGTTGCACGCTTGGCATTGATTGCGTCATCCTGAAGGGACTGACAAGCCGACTCAATGTGATTAAGGAACACAGTGTCCTCGATCTCTTGCATGTCGTTAACGATGTTACGACGGATAATCTCCGTAATAGGCATCGTGTATGCCATCAGTTCCTGCTCAGTCTGCTCGTAACGCTGGCTACCAACCGTATGGAAGGGAACCTCGAAACGAGGAGCAGTGTAGTAGCTCACCGTGGGCTGGCCACGGAAAGACATGCTCATGGCACGGCTCTGGGGTTCGACCTCTACGATCTTAACCAGAGTGTCGTGAGCAACACTAACCTGCAGTTCTGAGCGACCGACAGTCTTCGGGGGAAGGACTTTGCGAGCAAAGCTCTCCTCACGTAAACGGTCACGAATATAATCGCCGCCAAGGGCCGCAATTTTCTCTTTTCCTGCCTCTGAGTCGAGCTTTGAAACAAACAACTCATTGAGGACTTCACTTGGTACATTAGACATGATTCAGTCCTCCTTATTCGCCGGTGTGAAGACGCGGCGCGTCGTAAAGCATTACTTCAATTTCGCCAGTACCTGCAACATTCGAGTCGTTAGTGACTCGGATGCAGTGACCAACAACCCACGCTGCCGTTGAGGCATCTTCTAGAGGCTTTAAGAAAAGCCGCTTATCAGAACCCTCAACAGAGTTAGTGCTGACTGCTACAGTCAAAAGTGCACCGGACGCGTAGTCATTGTCGGCATCACTTGGAACCTTGGCGTCATTCTTAAGAATGAAAGCTTTGGTCTTGAATCGGCCACCGTTACGAATAACGGGAACCTTCTGGTCACCAGTAGCCTGACGATCAGATCGTCGAGCCGAAGCCCAAACCATGCAGAGTCCGGCGTTTTGTCCAATATCGACCGCTGCGGTATTAGCCGCCTCGAACGTATCAGCGCTATAAATTGCGGTCGTACTGACCGCTTGTACAAACTGACCATCTTCGGGAGCCGCTTCCAAGCCTGAACAATCAACATCCTCAACGAGCATCTTGAGTGTAGACGTGGTAGGTGCGGTGTTCCGTCGTTTGGTAGCAGTTAAAGTTGATGCTGCCATTTTGTTTTCCTCCTATGGAAAAAATTAACGAGTTACACTTAGTCTCCGAGAAGAAAACTCTCGAAGGCACTTGCTGAATCTCCCTCGGGCATATCCGAGATTGACGCAAAGGAAAGATCTGGTGCTGATAGGGCTAGTGCCTCTTTGACAACATTCAAGTCCTTCTTAGAAGATAGCACTGCTGCTACCTTCGTCTTAAAAGGAGTTGTTTTATCAGAGAATCCACGAGCATCCATCATGCCGACGATCTCTTCCGCTTTCTCACGCCGCTCATAATCGGCAAGAGCCGAAGCGAGTTTTGTGTTTTCCTCTACAAGAGCCCGTAGAACACGGGGCACCTGATCAAGTACTTCTTTTTTTGAATTGGGATCGAGTGTCTTCATGATTATGCCTCCTCACCGACTTTGGCCATCAGCTTATTTTTAAGGCGCTGAGTGGCCTCCTTTCGGGCTGAACTGCCCTTGCCACCACGAACACCAGCGGTCTTTGCACTCTGCTCTTGAGCACTCTCGTTGTTTGGTTCGATTGAGCCATTGTTGAGTGCTGCATTCAGCACATCCGCAAGGGTTTGGTCATCAACGCTTGCTGCCTTGACCTCATCCTCCGTGGAATCCGCATTTACGGGCTCCGCA